GATGGTGAGTTTGGAAACCAAACATTTAAAGCTATGAATCAGTATTTAACAAATAAGAAATTAAATAATTATTCAAACACAAACTTTACTGAGGACCAATTCTATGATCAAATTTATAAAGAATCTCATGGTAAAAATGGATTAGTCTCTGATGCAGGAGCAATGGGTATTGCACAATTTTTACCTTCAACCTTTGCTTGGGCAAAAGAGAAAGGATGGATTCCTGAAACAGCTAATATTACAGATCAACCAGCCCAATCTCTAGCTCAGAGAAAATATATGGATCATTTATATAATGATATTGCTGTTGTAAAATCAGCTACTACTAAACCAGAAAGACAAGCTAGAGCTTTCGCTTCTTATAACCATGGGCCTGATAATTTTAAAGACTTCTGGAACGGACTTTCACAAGAAGATAAAGATGGAGGATGGGAGAAGTGGCATAAGAAAGCAAATGATGAAACTCAAAAATATGTCTTATGGATGATGGATAAAGATCAGTACAAAGAATTATATGATACACCGGAAGAGCGTACGAGAACGGATGGTTCTAAATTCATTACTTCCAAGTGGAATGATGTACATTATGGATACCCAAACTGGAGACGTCAAAATCATATATATAGATATTAAATGTAAAACCGCTATAATAAACAATAAAAAATTTATTTTTTCCTTGCAAAAGGTTTTTTTATATTAAAAATAAAATATATTTTTACCAATTCTAAAAACTAAAATACATTATGTCAACAGAAAACAATAATCCACTAGAAGGATTCAAAAATTTAGCAGCAGATATAATGCCTGCTGAGGATCTAGAGATCAAAGAAGTCCAGGAAATACCCGAGCAAGATCGAATGAGTTTAGGTGAAGATACTGGAGTTAAAGATTTGACTGATAAAGACCTTGATGGTAAGGACACAGTTGATATGGACAAGGATGAGGATAAGAAGGAAATCCTAACTCCAGATAATTTAGAGATTGCATATAAAGATGAGATACCAGAAGGAGAAGTAACAGAGGAAGAAATAGAGTCCTCCGAAGATGAAGTTTCTCAACTAGGTGTTATTGCAAACTTTTTAAAAGAAGAAGGCATTGTTGATTATGACGAAGAAGAGTATGAAGACTCTGAGGAAGGGTTTCAGAAAGTAATTCAGAATGAGATTAAAAAGGGTATAGAGAAATATAAAAATGATCTAGATCCGTTAGCTCAAGAATTTATTGAGTATGTAGACAAAGGAGGGGATCCGCAAAAGTTTGTTAAAGCAACAAGTGATGTAGACTTCTCTAAGATTGATACTAAAATGATTGATGGTAAGGAGAATCTTCAGAAACAACTAGTTGCAGAACTAATGAGACGTGAAGGTTTTAGCCAGGATGAGATTCTTTCAGACGTTCAAGATTTTGTCGATGGGGGTTTAATAGGTAAGCGTGCAAATAGAGCTTTGAGTAAGTTAAAGCAAATGCAAACTAATGATAGAAAAACTCTTTTAAAAGATCAAGAGACAGCTGCTAATAATAAAGAAGCAGAACACAAAACATTCCTTAGTAGTCTTAAGGAAGATATTGAAGCTAGAGAAGAAATCGCTGGTTTTAATGTAGGTAAAAAGAAAAAGGATTTCTATGATTATATAACTAAGCCGGATAGAAAAACGGGGAAAACTAGATTAGTGATGGATTCGGAAGCTGATAGTGATTCTCAACTCAAGATGGCATGGTTATATTACAACAAGTTCGATTTCACAAAGATTGAGAAAAAGGCTAGAACTAAAGCTACCTCTTCGTTAAAGGCAAATCTAGAAAGAGCTTCTAATATTTCTACTAAGAAAATGAAAAGCAAGACTAGAACTAAAGCTACTGATGGAGATATTGATTTCAGTTTATTTGAAAATGCGCTTAAATAATAATTTATTAACTAAAAAAAAGAAAGTGAATGGCTATAAATGGATTGCAACTTTACAAAACAAAATGGCATTCGGGATTGACTCAACAAAATCACCTTTCGTCGGCATATTTAACTGAACCAGAAGTAATGAGCACTTTAGTGACTCGTATCTTCGGGATGCAAGGCTCTAACCCTATCCAGTATTTAACTAGTGGAATGGGAAGATCTAATGAAATCGGTAATAGAGAATATGATTGGCACTTACAAGGAGATGATGAAAAAGCAGTACCGGTGACAGGAAATTTAGGCGATGGTGGAGCAACTGCCGGCTTAAATAGAACAACTTTCCGAGTTAAGTTCGGAGAAAAATGGTTTGCTAACCAAGAAGTATTGGTAGCAGATGATAGAGATTACAGAGTAAGAGTAATGGAAGACCCATATTTTGATGGTTCGGATTGGATATATACGTTGAAGTTAACGAGTCCAGACCCTACTGCATTTATGGCGCCTGCTATGATTGTTGCTGGAGCACAGTTCTCGAAAGAGTATACTACTGTGCCTGAATTCTCTACTGGAGGTAACACTACGTTTAGTGCTCCTTTTAAAATGAGAAATCATTTATCGACTTTAAGAAAGTCTTACACAGTAACAAGATCAGCAGCAACTGATGCTCTTGTTATTCAATTAGCTGACCCAGCTAACCCAAGCAAGAAAACCACAGTGTGGACAAGATATGCTGAATGGGAAGCAATGGCTCAGTGGTACAGAGAGATTGAAAGATCATACTGGTACTCTACATTCTCTGCTAATTCTAATGGAATTACAGATATGTTAGGTAACAATGGTCTTCCAGTTTATGAAGGAGCTGGTATTAGAGAGCAAATCGCTCCAGCTAACAGACGTTACTATTCTGATTTATCAGAAGGGATTATCAGAGATTTCTTAATTGATCTTTCTTATAATGTAATGCCTGAGTCTTCAAGAGAGTTTGTTGCATTTACAGGTGAGTATGGATTCGCAGAATTCGACAGAGCTATGAAAACGGCAGCTTCAAATTGGACTCTTGTAGATTCAACATTCATTACTGGTAGCGGGCAAAACTTGGCATTAGGCGGCCAATTCAAAACATACATGGGACTAAATGGTACGAGAATTACTCTTAAGCATTTACCTTTATATGATAACACTGTAATCAACAGACAATTACATGCTGATTCTGGACGACCATTAGAGTCTTACAGATTTACATTCCTTGACTTTGGTATGGCGGGTGGAGAATCAAACATCCAATCTGTACATAAAAAAGATTCTAAGGATATGATGTGGCATACTGCTGGTTCTGTAGATCCATTTGGAAATACAGCTAAATCTGTTAACACAATGCGTTCTGATAATCTTGATGGTTATTCGGTACATATGTTAACTGAGTGTGGTGTTATGATTAAAAACCCTATGGCTTGTGGTGAGTTGATCTGTACTAAAGCAGCGATGTAATAGTAATTAATTTAAAAATTTATCATGACAGATAGAAAAGGAAAAGTAGTATTAAAGGCTTTACAAAGACAATCTTGGTCAGGCTTTCACAGATTTCCTAAATGTAAGGACACGGTCATAGCCTCTCTCGGAAGAGGGGGCTATGCTACCGGTCTTTCAGAAGGGGAAGAAAAGGAACTTGAAAAAGAATTGCAAATGAAGCAAGGTACTCTCGGTAAATACTCAGAGTATTGGCAGGATTATACGGTTATACTAACAGATAAGGATAAAACTTTACAGTTAGGCGCACCTAGAGATTTTATAGATTATAAGATTTTAATGGCAAGTAACCGTGTAGCAAATTCTGTAAATGATTTAACAGATTGGCCAAAAGCAGAATATGTACTGTATGATGCAGAACAAGATGCTAAAAAGGATAATCTTAAAATCAAAGAAAAAAGGAAGGCTTATAAAACATTTAACGGCTTGACATCAACTGAAATGCGTAATGTGCTAAAATTAATGGGTAAGAAATCAGCAAATGCTTCTGATACATTAATTGAAAATACACTTGCAGAAATTTTAGATGATAATCCAAAAAGTTTTAATGAAGTAATAGATCAACCGGATTTCAAACTTAGAGTATTTGTTGAGGATCTTATAGGAACTAATGGTCTTAGAATAAGAGGTGGTCACTATATGTTTGGTGATTCAGCTATAGGACATGATTTAGATGCAACATTGTTGTACTTAAAAGATCCAAAGAATCAGGATATAGTATTATCGTTAAAGTCAAAACTTAAAGCAAGTGCAAAATAAATGACATTAGCAGAGATGCACATAGAATTCAAATTAGGGTTAGATAAGACAGATAGTCTTAACTACCCTAACTTTGAACCTGAAGAAATCGATCTTTGGTTGAATAACGCCCAAGGTCGCTTTGTAAAAACACGTTATGTACATAACAGTAAAAGTGAGACTTTTGAAGAGACGCAAAAACGTACAGATGATTTAAGAACTATTGTAACGGAAGTTACTTTACTTCCATCAGCGGCAACAACACCCACAAAACCAAATGGTATACTTTTTGATTTACCAAATGGAACTATGGGAGGCCCGGACATATATTGGTTCGCCATTAACGAAGAATGTGAAATTCGTTATGAAGACTGCAATGGCAGTTGGGTAGATGAGAGAACTGGAGTTTATGCCACTCAACATGATGACTACGATAAAATGATCGATGATCCATTCAATAAACCGAATAAAGGAGTTGTACTTCGGCTAATGCATGGATTATGGGCCGAGTTAATTACAGACGGGACTTTTACAATAAATCAGTATTTTTTGAGATACATTAGGAAACCGGTTACTTTGGATCTTATTAATTTTCCACTTATGTCCTGTGAACTAGCAGACCACACTCATCAAGAGATTGTGAATATTTCTGTTTCACTAGCATTGGAAAATATAGCAAGTCCGAGATTCCAGTCACAAATGATCTCAACTTATACACAAGAGTAAAATAAACTAATTAATAATTAAAAAAATTTGAGTAATGGCAAGACAAGAAAATTACAAAATCCTTATCGGAAAAGACATAGCTAGAACACCTGCTTTAACAGTGGCTGGATTAGCTGTCGGTGAGGTAGCAGTCGTTAAGAGCGACATGACTATATTAGCAGCTGGTGAAACTATTGCAAATAGTGAATACTGTTATATAGTTCAAGGTGGTGCAACTTTAGCAGCGGCACCAAGATTCTCTGCAAAAATACAGGGATTAAACGTATCTAAATGGAATGGAAGATCATATGTTGCGGCAGTACAACAAGCTGCAACATTAGGTGCATTACCAGGTGGTGGTTTAGGTTCTATCAATGTAGTAAATGCAACAGAGTATCAATTATCTATTATCTTTACATTTGATAAAGTGATTGGATCAGAAAGACAATTAGTTCGAAGATTCAATTATACTTCAGATTCAACAGCAACTCAGCTTGAAATTGCAAATGCAATGATCCTTGCAATTAATAGTGATGATTATGCTAAGACTGTAGTATTAGCTTCTTTAGAAACTACAGGTGGTAATCACGGTGTAACAATAACTGCAAAACCACAAACTTATGCTATCATTGATGGTTATGAGCAAGTAACATTTAAAATAGCTATGGATGGTGGATTCAATGATGGAGGAATTACGAATTTAGCTACTACAAATGTACCTCCAGTTTATGGTTCAGGTACTTATGAGCATGTTTCTGATTTAGAAAGAGCTGCATTAGGATATGATGGTATCACGAATCTTATGAGATTCCCAGTACCTTCTTACCCAGTATACTCAGTAGCAACTGCAACTTATGATGTATATACAGTTATGCACTCTGATCGTCACGCTACGGCAAATCTTAATAAAGATGGTTTCAGTCCAGAAATGACTATAGTTGCTATACCAGTAGGTGCAGCACAACAAGTTGCATTTGAAAATGAAATCAATCCTTGGATGGCTTCTTTACCTGGTAATTTTGCTGCGGTAGTACTTTAATAATTAACCTTTAAAAATAAATAGACA